TATAATTGCGTAAACAAAATCATGCCGAGTTTTTGATTTTCTCAACACTTCGTCCAGCGATGTAGCCTGTAGTCACAACCCCGAGGTACGTAAGTACCTCGTTCGGGATGGCTGCAAGCCACCCACCAAACCCAACTGTAAAGTCAGCTGCAGCGCGCGGGGATGCTACTGCAAGCAAGCCAACAGGTATAGACGTCAGAAGCAGTACGCAACCTGCATATATGCAAAACGGCCTAGCCATCTGCTTCAATCTGCAGTTCGACCTGCGCCGGTCGAATGTGCCCTGTCGCTTGTCAGTCGGACGTGTGTCTGCGGGATCAATCTTCTGCGTTGTGGCTGGAGTTGTCGTTGTCATAGTTATTAACTCAGTGTCATTGTAAGTGTGTCAGATTCAGCAGATTCTTTCCCTGACGATGTAATGCGTGAAAAGATTATAACTTCCAGAAGTCCAGATTTTCCTGCTACGTTAAGTGATGCGGTGTCTAGTGTCGTGATCTCTTCTGAGTAGGCTCCTGCTCCAACCCTCCATCTGACGACCGTACTTGTCCCAGGCTCTCGCGTGCTTACTGCATCGTCATAGACGCGCAAAGTCGTGTCCTCTCGAGACCTGTTACGCCAGCTTACAGAGACACTGTTTGCGCTAGAAGCAGGAGGAGTCCGGCTGCCGTTAAGAGTCAGATATTGAGGAGGCAGAGGAAGACCGGCACGGTTAGTTACTGTCGCTGAAAATGTTGTTGATGAGCTTATGTTAAGTGATGAGCTTGTTGTATTGTCCAAGAGTTTAACATATCCAGTCGTTCCTGTAGGCATAAGTCCTTGTATAAGCCCATCTGCCGACCTAATGACCCACACTCTGTCACCGGCCGCGTGGTCTTCTGGGGCAGTGTCGAGGACAGATCTGTAGACGTTAGGGAAAGTAACTTGTCCTCCGCCGTTGTCTATGTACCCGACGTAAACAAAAAGCTCTGAGACTATCATCAGCAGCGCCGACCCGTCGCGGGCCTTATCAAGCGTAGAATAGTTATTCAGGCCCGCTATTGCACCAGCTGACATCCCAGTAACTACAAGAGTCGAGCTTGTGTCGTGACGGCTTACAGACGCGACTGACGAGCTGTATGCGTTAAGCAACAGCCCTCCGCCATTGTAAGCTCCGTCATTAATCGAAAGATTAGGATCGGTGACGAAATTATCATCGCTGTACATCGCATCGTAAGATACCGATGCTCCGGACGGGCCTACAGCTGCTACATATAGCCGACCATTATTGTCAAAATCCGACACACTGTCTGTTGATACGTTAGCAGCCAAAAAAGCTGGCGCTGTAAAAAGAGTGCGCGTAATCACGTCACTTGCAGCAGTAGATATCGGCGACCATGCACTGCCCTCCGGAGAGGCGAAAGTAACGAGCGAGCTAGCAAAACGGTCTTGAATGCACGTTATTGATATCTCATTTGATGTGAGGTCGCCAAAATCAATCGAAACTACACGCATTATCATGTTTGTGATTCCGAAAGGTCCCCAATTCAGCTTGAAAACTGCACCCGGCCTAAGCGCCTGCGCTTTGCGATTGACGACGATGTCGCACTTGTAAATCGGCGAGCTCAGGATCGAAAGCTGACGTGTTGCAAGCTGACTCGCTACTGACGGCACTGAGCAGCCGGGCACGTTAATTTCGATCGACTTGACTCTCTGCTGAAAATTTATATTTGCAAAGTCCTGTGCGATGGCTACGGAATCATCGTAAAGATTTTCTCTGTTTTTGAAAGTTACGCGGCACTGGTTTATAGTGCTATCCCAAGTCGTCTTGCTGAAATTTTTCAGCGAAGATATTGACGACTCGTCGAGTATTAGCAGGTCGGCAACGACGTAATCCTGTCGCAATAGCTTAGCGACAATCTTAGCAGTAGCAGGGTCTTGATATATTATTGCATCTGCAACTCTTACTACCTCCTCTACAATATCCTTGCCCGTTATTGCAGACTGCACCATAATGGACATACCAAGTCCTTCGCTGTAAAGGGTTTGTGCGCAAGCTATCAGCGATGGCAGATCGAGGACATCTGGAGAATTTCCAAAGCCACCCCATTTTTGCGTGAAGGCATCATAAATAATCTCCATCGGATTCACATCGAGCCCGTTCGGCATCTTTGAGTATGTCGCATGCAATCCTGACGTTATGCGAGAAAGTTCAAAGCTGAAAGCCTTTGGAGTAGTGCTTGTGCCTATGTAGAAACTCTTGAAAAGGACGCGGCAAAGGCCGTTGTATGCAGGAACGTTTGGGCCTATTTTCGATACTAAGTATGGTGACTGCGCAGGACTAAAGCCTCCATCATAAAAAGTGAAAGTTCCTGAAAGTCCTCCACCTGATTTGTCTCCTCCAAAAAGCTCAGGCAGGTAAACTGCAACGTCGCCGCCTGAGATATTCCCTGCCCAAACTTCGTGGATATCGGCCCATATCTTTCTCAGTTTTACATCTGGGCCAAGACACAAGACGCAATCAATCCCGATGATGTTTTTGTACCCAGTTATCACGCTTTTTGAACCAAATAATCCGGTCTTTATTTTTTCGCTAATCGGAACTGGCGTAAAATCGCCATACCACGCCACAACTGGCGACTTTTGGCGCACTGTACCCCACAGCATAGGTGCTGCGTCTCCGTACTTCGATCTCGGAAACTGGAAATCTCCTAGCTTCGCTGCTCGTGCATTTTCGATATTTGGTTTTGGCATCATTACCGCCATTACCAACACCATCGCTATAAATGCAATTAAATAACCCATTAGCTTACGCCCCTAACAAATAAATTATTGGACTCTCCTGGAACAAAAGGAAACCCTCCAAAATTACGTTGGTTGTTGAATTTTGGACAACCGTTTACGCCTGCGTATGAGTGATCACACCCGGCAGTAACCTGCACAAGATCGCCAGCAGATATTCGACCAAAGTCGTAGTTGACAGTCAACACTGCCCCGGACTGTCCGACGATCATGCGCCGTTCATTTCGCCCCGTTTCTACAATTTCTCCACCTATAAACCATCCTGCCGGGAATGCGCCTACCGATTCTATCGTTATCGTCCTTCCGGATAATTCAATCACTCTTGTAGTAATTGAGTTTGCCGACCTGTCTGCTTTGCAGAGATTATCAAAAAGAACATTATTGCACGGCGGCTGAATGTAAACGTTAGGTATATTCCCCTGCAAAATCGAGCCGAGATTACCAGGAATCATGAACGTTGCATATTCGTTGTCGATTTTTATCGAAGAAACTGGACCCTTCCAGTAACTGATAAAGTTTGTCGCTTCACGCTGGTAGCGATAAATTGTTAGAACCAGCGAAGGCGGCGTTATTTGAAAACCATAATCTGACACTATCTGTTCAGTGATTGGGATTGATATCGAAATTGTTGAGCTATAGTCAGAGTGAGTAACTACCTTGAGCGAGCTTCTCTTTAATCCTTTGGTTGGTATATAAACTTTTCCGTCTTTAATGTGAATTACACTGTCAGTTGTCATGTAATAACTGGTGTAGGCCCCGGTGAACTCATATAACTCATAAGGAGAGCCATCAGATACGCTCTCCTCATTTACGTCGTAGTCAGCCATCTTATTCCGCCGTCTTTGTTGAAATGCTTAGTATGCTTTCAAGACCAAAATGTTTCCACTCTACAGAATCGCTGCTCAAGCGCATTGGCAGCAGGTACGATATGCGACTGATGCTAGTGTACCCTGCCCCGGCAGGAAGCGATGGCGATATGGACAAAAGGCTGTTTCCGGATGACTCAGTAGCATCAGTGACAGATACCCGCAAAATTCCTGATGCCGTCTCTAGCTCAAGATAACGATGCGTGAGGATAGGCCACACCTTGCGCACATAGTCTGTCCCCATAACTGATATGGCGCTAGCTGCACTCACCGGTGCAACGGAAAGTATCAAGTCTGTACGGTAAGTAGGCATGAAAAATTTACGCGCTGCGCCTCGTGCGTACGCAAAGAAAGTCTTCCAAAAATCCATCTCTGCTGGAACTAATATTCTGTTGACCTTGAAACTACGCAAGCCGCCGACACGGCTGTAATCCCACCTGCTTATAACGTCTATGATGCCCGTGGCGTTATCAATCGTCACCTGTCCTGTAGACACTGCGTCCTTTAGCATATCATCGGCCAGAGGCATTTTGTCGAGCACTGGGTAAGTCAAAAAAGTTGGCAGGGTAACTGATGATCCCTGTCGAACAAGCTCATTACGTGAACGCATCAGCCTGCAGTTAAGTGATACCTCTGCGACCTCGTTTACAGGGTATCTGTCAAGCGATGACTGATCTTCGATAATCGCCGCTGACCCAGGCATGATCAGATATCCGACCTGTACAGTAGCTGATAGAGGAGCCGTTACAGTTGCTCCGCTGGCGTTTATCACGCCTATCTCGACGATCATGGTAACCGTTCCATTTTTTATCAGGACATACTCGCCGTCGCGGATATCCGTTCTAGTTTTGTCAAAATAAAGCTGTAAAGTGCCTGCTAAACTTTGCGCAGTGATTGTGGTTGAATATTGATATTCTGGTACCCATAACCTGCCGTATGCAGACACAATGTCAGAATAAAAACCGCGAATTAGCGAGCTTGTGTCGAAAATTGTTTTAATCTTTAGCTCAGTTCTCGGCACATTTCCTCTTACAGATATGCGCTGCTCTGTGCCGTCTGTTGCTGTAATTACATCTGTCAGCCAGTCCCATCGCTCAACAACTGGCACCTCCGGAACAGTGCCAAAAAGCAGCGCACGCAAGCCGACGATGACCAGTTGAAAAGGGTCCGGGACGTTAGAAAAATCAAACAGAAGATCGGATTTTATTGCTGGTGGACCGCCCATGCCGATGTTGGCATAATAAGTCAGAACCATATTAGGCTTTATTTCGTAAGGCGCCATCTGACCAGTCAGAGTAATGCCGGACGAGTTTGTTACAGTGATATTGTCTAGTAATGCCGACCTATCTAGCCAAGCGTTCCATACGAAAAATTGCTTTTGCACGAGCGAAGATAGCGTCCCGAGATTAAAATATAATGGCGTGACATGTACGCGATTATAGTAATCATCACTGAATTTTTTTGCTTCGTATCCATTTATCACTCGGCCAGTTGATGGCATGATACGCGTCATGGCAGCGGCCGGAGACGGCCCTACTATCGACTGTCCCGGATACCAGCGATTATCTATGACATCAAGATCATGCGTAGTCAATCCTACGTAAAATTGCGAAGGCGATAGAGCGATGACACCAGCTATTACGGCCATTTTTATGGCCCGTCGTAGCGGATGGCGTAGCCGTAAGTCCCGCTATGCCTTGCAGTAGCCCCTAATCCAATCGACCCCAGCCTTGTTGCAGTGTCCCTCTTGTACATCGGGTAAGCCATCCACCGATCTGGACCAATGGTTATTATGTCTTTGGGGTTAATTGTATCAAGACGTACATACCGCGCATTTAATAGGTCAAGAACGATTGATTTAAGTGAGCTCCCTCTATCGATGAAAGGCTGTATTGGGACAAGGACTGCTTGGCCAGTAGGATTTGTTGACGGATTGTCTAAAAAATTTAGTTGCCTGCATATCCCAGATGTAGTTGCGTAATTTGTCAGAGTATCATCAGACCATCCTGGCAGACCGTGATGGACATAAGTTCCGTGACTAAATGAACCAGACCCGCCATAAATTTGGGCAAAAAGTCCAAAAGAAGCGTTGTGATTTTCAGCGGCGGCATAATAGCCGGTGAAGCTGCCAGCGTCGTTACCACTAGTTATCCAGCGTAAGTCCCCTCCACCGCCTTGAGTCGCAGTGAATCCTGCTCCGGAAATCCAAACCCCAGTTCCAGTGCCACCTTGAAGACCGGATTGCCCAAATGAGATATTCGCAAATTTATCAACGCCCCAGTTGAGGAAAAAATAAACCTCGTTATTTAAAATGTGAGCCGAATAAGTGATTGGGAAAACCAGCGGCTCGGCGCTCATTAACGCAGAAAGATAGCAGTCAAGTGCGCAAGGAGTAACAAGCGCACCTGCAGAATATCCGAGGCCAGCCCTCAGTGCCACCCTTGAATTAGCGGCATCAGTCGTAAGTTTTATAAAACAATTGCCCTTGCTTATTACGTCTGCAGCCGTTAGCGTCCAGCCGTTTGACGAGCATGCACTTATGATTGCGCTTGTGACTGAGGCTATTGTGTTTGCAGTGCCGGTTACATACGCCATTTAACTCATCCTTATTGCAAAATAATCACTAAACCCGGTGCGGTACACGTCCTGCATTACGACGTAAGTAACGCCGCCAATGACCAGAGTGTTTTCTACGCCCTGCTGAAAGCCGCTGATGTAATATATGCCGTCTAGCTCGCCATAAATAGTACTTGAGTTATTGTGCAAGACTATCGGCATAAGAGGGTATATTGTCCCTGTATCACGAGTATTATACTGCGCCGTGAATGGCCAAGCATACGGAGATGCGTAAACCCCGTCTATTTTACGTATCAAAAAATTAGACCGATTACCCTTGTATGGTATCGACTGCGCGGTGTCAGAGTATCTCGTTGCAGGCTCTGACAAAAACATTCCCCCTACAGCGACAGGGTATGGCCACTGCGTTGGTAAAGTGTACGGGAGAAACTTACCGGCGTAAAATGGGACGTAAATCGGCGTTCCGACTTTTAGCCCTCCGGTGATGCGCTGCGCATTAACTGACAGCCAATAATCGATACGTAAATTATGGCACGGGAAAGCTGATAGTGCCACCCCTGGCTGTGTTAAGAATGTGTTGCCCGCGATATAGGCAGTAAAGACCGCCGCCGTCATGTTGTAATAATCAGCGCCTATGCTTTGATAGCAGCGGAATCCGATATAAATTTCTTCAGTCCCAGATAATCCAACACCTTTTAGAATCAGTTCACGGTTTGCAGACGTAACGTCATAGCGCAGCGTTGTCCAGCCATTAAGCTCTGCTTTCTGTTTTATCAGAGCTAGCAGCGCGTAAGTCGCGTAAACTTCGACTGAATTATCAACGAAACCAGTGTACGCAGTCATTAAGCAGCTCCCATGATTTTTGCAACGACGCTTCTATTTTGTTCGATAGTCTCGATGATAAATGCACGGCCTTCAGTTGATTTTAGGCTGGCCATGGCTTGCTCCTTTGAACTCACAATGATTGCGCTTACGCTGGTATTGACAACAGGTGCTGCCGCTGGTGCTGCCGCTGGTGCGTTAGCTGGACTTGCTGTGCCTGCTGACGCCCCGTTGCGCTGTACGCCTGCTGCGCCGGACTGTAGTGCCTTCAAATTGCTCACTCCGATTCGGGATGTTGCAGCAGCGTCCATCACGTACTCACGACCGTGTACTACGCCAGCGACCTCGTTAGCAGCCTTGTTTCCGGTGTAGCCGCCGGTCATAAAGCCAGCGCTCTGACTGCGGATTGAGCTGATATTTGCAAGACCTGCTGCAATTGCTGCCGCTGCTGCTGCTGCGCCGAGAGCCGGGCCAACGTACGGTATAGAGGACATCGATGCGTAAGCGCCAGTTGCAGCGGTGTACATCTGTATTGTTGCTTGCGCAATCGCCGATGCTTTTCCAACATCTGCCATTTTTTTATTGCCTGATTTTTGCAGGCCTACAAGGCTGCCAAACATGCTGCTAGCCGAGTTTAAATAGACATTCTGCCGTTGCAATTCAATTTGCGTTGACGCAGATGCGTATTCTTTTTCGCTGATAAGTTTAGCGTCACGCATCTGCTTGAGCTTATCTTCATGACCCTGCACTACCGAAAGCTGAGCGTCAAGATTGCTTTGCATGAATTGAGTGTCTACGCCAATGCCCTGCATCATATCATTAGCAGCCGCGGCTTTGTCGCCGCTACCGAAACCGCTTGCAGGATTAGAGCTCAGCTCAGAAACAGCAGTTACTTTCGTTGAAAAGTCGTTACGTGCGCCTGGACCTGAAGCAAGGAGTGAGTCCTTTTCGCGCATGACAACCAGCAGCCGCTCGTTCTCCGCAATCTCAGACCTCAGCGCAGTAAGCCTCCCCTCATTTTCTTTTGCCGACAGATCAATCCCGTCACGCATGAGCTGATTTTTTACCTGCATCAGCTGCGCTTCAACGGCCCTATCGGCTGGCAGAAGCTTTAGCAAGTCACGCTCTTGGGCCAGTTGTTTGTTGTACTCATATAAAGGGTCGTTAGCGGCACGGTATGCCTCCGTTGACCTTGTCACCTGCTGCGTGGCCTGCTCTTGAGTGATCAGATTTTTTGCTAGAAGCTGGCCGGTTGCCTCAAGCGTCGCGTTGTGCGCAATCAGCGGGCCTTGCGTCTCTTCGAGGATCCTCGCGTATGCCTTTTGCGTTTCCGTCAGCTTTTCAAACTCACCTCCCTTACCGCCACCAATTCCTCCGCCACCTCCTCCACCTGTATTTATTTCTGACGCGACTGTAGTTGGTACATTGGCGCCACCACGGCCACCACGCCCAGCCGCCGCCGCATCGGCTTCTGCTGCCAGCCTAGATGCTTTCATGTCTCGCGCCCGGTCAGTAATGGCCTTCCCAATCTTTCCTACTGCTGCCATGCCTTCGCCGACAAAATCACGGGCCATGCTCTTTGAAAAAGCTGCGCTCACAGTGCTGGACAGCTGCGATGCGGCCCCAGTCACCTCCATCTTGTATGTGTCCAGCGACAGCGCAAGGCCGGTATCAAATACACGTCCAAGCCCAACTTTCTCAGACCCAGAATTTACCAATGATGCAATTTTATTAATCCCTGACAAAACGGCGTTAATCATTTTTTGCGTTATGTCTATCGTGTAGTTAAGCGCCTTTGCAAAAATATCACGCATGGCAGCAGGAAATAAACCCCATCCTGAAATAACAGCATCATAAGCTCCCACTAAAAATCCTATTGTAGCGTTGGCTATCAGCGCAACTCGACGCGGTAGCGCCGTCATGATTTTGTCAAAATCTATTGATAATCCGCTGGATTTATCTTTGAGCATATCAGTCATTACTGACCAGTATCCGGCGATGGTTGTAGTCGCGGATTTCGCACCATCTGTGATAAAAGACCATGTTGATGCGGCTACGTCTTGTAGCGACAGTAGTCCGTCCTCGCTGACCTTTATCTCAGCAGAGAAAAGTGCAAAAGCGGCTACAGCAGCCGTTGTGGCGATAATCAGCAGGCCAACAGGGTTGGCCGCCAGCGCAATACCGAATGCCGCCACTGCTCCGGTAGCAGCCGAAAGGGCTCCCATTAGCGCTGGACCGACAGCAATAAGCAGCGCAGTTCCCATGACAGTTGCCGCAAGTGCAACTGCTCGCATGTTATTTGCAAGAACAAGCAAAATAGAGGATAGCCCAGCAGTTATTCCCAAGCGCTTATCAAGCTCGCCAAAAGTTTGAATCGCGTTGTTTTTCAAGACCTGAAGCGAGTCACTAAGCGTAGGCATCAGTTCTGCGAATTTTGAGTCTGCAAATTGTTCAAGGCTCGAGAATGCCTTGAACATTACCTCGCCGGTTATCTTACCCTCCGATGCTAGTTTTTTTAAAGCCGATTCGTTGACTCCTAGCACTTCAGCTATTGCCATGCGCACGTCTTTAGGCATATTTTCAGAGATAGAACGGAATTCTTCACCGGCCAAAACGTTGGAGTTAAAAGCCTGCGACAGCTGAAGCAGTGCGCCTGCTTGCTCACTTGCAGAAGACCCTCCGATTTTAAAGAGCTTGTTAATTGTCTCTGTCATGCGCAGAGTGTCTGCCTGAGTCTTTCCAAGATTTCTCAGTGAGCTGTCGAAGCGCTGCACCGCTGTTGCGGTTTCCGTGAAAGACCCGCGAGTCCTGTTTGCTACTTCGAAGGTCTGTTGCGTCAAGCTGTTTAGATCGCCTTGCGATACTGTTACTGCCCTAAGCCTGTTTTGGACCTCTGTGTAAGCCTCTGCGAGATCAAGGACGCCACCTGCCGACAAGCCTAGGCCAACAAGGCCAGCGGCGCTGCGCGCAAAAGACGCCACGCTAATGCCTGCTGACTTTGCAGACGTCGCCGCCTGCTGATGTGCCTGCGCTAGTCGTAGCGCGGCAAGTGCCGCCTTGTCTGCCGCTGCTGCTGCATTGATAATCTCTGTCGCCGCCTGCTGCTGGGAAGTTGCAAGATGCTGGGCCGCTGTCAATCCCTTCGTCTGTGCGGTTGCAGCCCGTGTCTGCGCAGTAGCCACACCTATTGTAGCCGCTGATAGCTGCTGGGCCGCTGTCAGTCCCTTCGTCTGCGCAGTAGCCACACCTATTGTAGCCGCTGATAGCTGCTGGGCCGCCGCCTGACCTTGAGTCATCGCCGTTTGCAACGCATGCTGGCTTGATGCTGTTTTTGCGAGCTCTGATTGCAGGTTTGAAAGACCAGCACCGTCAGATATTTTTGACAACGACGATTGCAGGGTCTTGACTGATGCATCAGCGTCTTTAGCGACTGACGATATCTTAGACAATTTTTCTGCTATTGCAGGTGATATTTTGTCGGTTATCTCGATGCTTATATTTTCAGTCGCCATTTTTTAAGGCCTTTTGCGCGAGCGTTTTGAAACATTTCGACCAATTAATACTGCCCGTTCTACGAATCCTGCTGGCTCTTGCCTAGATGATCCAGAATTTAGGTCTGAGATATAATCTATATTATTTGTTATGTATATTGCTTGCCCAGCTTTCTTTTTTAGCATATCAAAATTTGCCTGTCCTATCGTCCTTCCGCTGCTTGCAGACCACGTCGAGCCCTTGCTGCCGTGTACGTGCGGGCTGATAGTTTCGGAGCTTGGCGCGTCCAGCGTTACAATCCAGTTAGACAATGCCGCAGAGGTATCTACTGGCGTTTTTATCGCAAGGTCAGTCACGATGGCGCGGGCGACATCGACAGCAATATCCGACGCCTCCCTCTCAAGCGCCACAGCTTTTTTTTCAATTAGAGATGCAAGATAAAGCAAGCCTTTCGCCATTTAAAACATCATCCAGATTTCATTTTATTTGCAATTCGTTTTAGATTTTCGCTATCCATCTCGCGAATAAAATAATGGATGTTCTCAGTCTGCTCTTCGTCAAACTCAAATGTTTCAGCATAATTTCTAACGCTTGACCATGATATAGCAGTTGGCGACGTGGCGTGGGACCGCTCACTGTCTAGGTCAAAAAAAGCCTGTAGGTAAAGCTCCAATCCAGGCCGAAGTTCTGGCGCATCGCGAATGCGGTCAGGAAGTGGCTGTCCCGACCGCATCGCTTGCTTGGCAATTGACTGCTCGATATTCCCCATCTCGAGCATGTACGCCAGGACTTCAGTTAGTTTTTTGCTTCGCTTTCCATCTCGGATGAACGAAAGTTAGAAACAATTTTTGACTCTTCTTGAAGACGCTCATAAACGTCAGGCAGATCATGAAACAGTTTAATAGAATTTTGCGCATTAAAAACGATATCCTTTCCTTTAGCGTCTCGAACATTTTCCCACCCCATCAGTACAGTATCGGCGAAAACGGACATAAAAACGGATTCTGCAACGTCACTTGCAAGCGTACCAAGCTCAAGCTGTCGCCGGTAAGGACGGGTAGCAATGTCAAGAGCCTTAGAATATCGTTTGTTTGTCTTGCCCATCCGAGAAATGAAAAAAGCCGGGATAGTTCCGTCATCATTTTCCGCTTCACTGAAGAGGATTTTAACGCCTTCAATTTCCTTCTTTTCATCCATCTTAAACTGACTGTAAAGTGACATCTATTGGTTACCTTTTGTTTTTGGTTGAAGACTATGCTGGCATAGCGATTGTTGGAAGATATGCAAAAGACACATGCATAAGGGTATACCCGTTTGGATTTTCAGCGCCAGACGGTTCCATTGGGACGGTGATCGGCGAATCCTTTTCGACATTAAGTCTACCGCCACCTAGTCCGAGCAATGGGATATCAAAAACAAAGCCAGCATTTTTTGCAGCTGAAATGATTGAAAGCCCGACGTCAGAATTAAGTCGCACGGCACGGACGGCGGCGACGGTCGTGAAGTAAGCAGTGATCGATCCGCTAACCTCGAAATTTCCAGCCGTTGTATCAAAAGCCCCAAGAATACCAATTGCTTTGTTTGGGGTTACGTTGTTGTTTATTGAGATTGTCGCCTCTGACACGTACCCGAAAAGATTGGACGGAGACGATGTGGAAGGATCAACAACAGACATCTTTATCCGATAAATATCGGAGGACGTGTTAAAAGCATTTTCTCCTAGAGATGGAACTCTTGTGCCTGATTTTATCTCATTTCCAGACTCTCCAGACTTGTGCGTGTTGTCGCAAGCAATGAAAGTAAGATCGGCATTTAGCTTTTCAGCTTGAGGCACGTTAAGCGTAAATTCGTTTGCTACAGCTCCCTCAAGATATTCTGCCTGCATAGCAGTCGGGCCGAATCCTAACTGGCGCTCAAGGTTATACGACCTGCGCTTGATCAAGGACGGTGTTTTTTCATTACGGATTATAGTACCAGCAAAAACCTGTATTTGCTTTCCAGTGCCGGATTCAGTTACAGCAGCGAAAGTTGTTTCGTCAAAGGAAACGGCCTTTGCTGCGATGCTTTTTACTCGCGCATATCCGCGATTATTTGCGAAGTTATTGACCGTCGCATCGCCTCCGATAAATACCCACGCTCCGACGATCAAGCCTGGCATCGTCGTAAAGTCTGCGGCCGTTGCAGTCAGTGACGGTATGCCTGACGTTACTGAGATGTTGATATCGCTTAGTGCAAATTGGCGTCCGACTGTCTGCAATGCTGCGTAAGAAGGTGGCGTGGCCTCATCTATTAGCGTCTCACTTACAACGACAGTCCCTGCAGTCGATGATGCGACCGTCTTTAAACCGTTGTTGCCTGAGTTAGAAAAACCGCTAGCAAGGATCAGCTGGCCAGCTGTAAAGACAGTCAAGCCTGATGCAGCCGAGTACGTCTTTGTCGATGACAATACGCCAGTCATAGAGAGTTGAGCTGCGTTTAGAGGCCTTGTAGTCGGCAGCTCGCGGGCATCTGCGAAGAAAAAACCTTGCATCAGACGGGTAAGATTATTTTGCGTGAAGTCGATATTGAAACCTCCGCTCGCATCAAGGTCTGTAATCGTTCCCTTTTTATTTTGTCGAGACGGATCAATCGGGGCCCTAGCGACCGTTGATAGCTCCCCGCCAAAATCAGAATAAGAATTTGGCTCCAAGTTATACCAGATTGGCGTTGTTGGCAGAGTCTTTAGAGATGCTTCCTCGGCAAAAGAAAGTCCCGTTATATTAGAATCTATCTTGTTAGGCATTTGATTTTCCTACCCTCTCTCATCATATTCAAATTCAGAAATGACGTTAAACCTGTAATATAGGTCCTCCATCGGCAATTCATTAACGCGCGCATTCCTGAACCATATCCCGCTTTGAGTTGACTTTCCGCGAAATGAATTTCTGGCAACCTGCGACAGCGCCCTACCAAATTCCCCAGCCTGCGCGAGCGACTTTGGGCAAAAAATCTGCACGAAGACAAGGC